AAAATCAATATACGTATCAGAATCAGCAGGCCTACCAATTTTAGTATCTATATCTATTTGAGCAAATGAACCAGTAGAAACTGATGAGCCAGATACATTACCAGTTACTTCAATTGATCCAGTTGTTTGCGAGTCTGAAGTTATAACATGTTTTATAGCGGCGGAACCATCATTCTTTTCGAAAAATATTCGACCATCGTTTGTGTTTATTGCTAATTCGCCTAAATTTAAATCGGAAGTTGTTGGAACTTTTCCGGCTGTCGACGAACGTCTAAGCTTAATTATTTGTGCCATTATATAACGGCTCCTTTATCTACGCGGGTATTTACCCAGTTACTACTACTTGACTACTACAAATAGCTGTTTTACACTACGAAAAAAATCTTTGCTGGCTTTGGACACATAATCCATATTTCTCTGAACTTGTGTAAATCCTTTATCCTTTTGAACCTGTCTATTTAGCTGGTCCAATTTCTTATGTAATTCTGCAATATCCTTAATCCAATCTCTAACTTCTTTCTGAAATTTTTTACTACTACCTACTGGACTATCTTTTGGCATTAAAATGATCCGCCATCTATTGTTTGAGTCATGGCCCAAGCTGAACCATTCCATTGTACATATTCTCCAGCTGTATCACCATTGGTGCTGGTACTTGATGGAGCCGTAACGAAATCTACAGTTTCGTCAGCTGCTTGATACATTATTCTTGGTACAGTAGTTGTTGAATAATTTAATTTTAAATCACTACCAACTTCTAAAGCAGAAGCACTAACTTGGAACCCTGCTTGAGCATGTAACTCGCCTACAAAATCTGCAACTCCAGCTACATTAAGTGTTCCATCAATATCAACATCATCCAAGTTTGCTGTTCCATTAATATCTGCATTACCTTCAATATCTAATGAATCACCATCTATTTCACCAGTTACAGTTATACTATCAACATAAACATCTTTCCAACGAACTCCTGTAGAACCTAAATCGACATCACTATCGGATTGTGGTCCGAATATATTATCGCCCAAATAAACTTGTTCTACATTAGCCGCATAAAAATGTATTTCATCTGCGGTTTCAAAATCTATTTTTGTTTGGTCATCTTCACCAATTTTTATATCTGTTGCTAATAATGATGTAATAGTTGTCTGTGCTGATGTTATTGCAACATCATTAGCGTTTGCAGTTATACCATCTCCACCAATTACATTTATCACTCCACTTGTGGCAGTCGTTCCTGCTCCTGCTAATCCTGTGGCTACACCATCGGATAGATGAGCGTCGTCAACCGCACCAGCGGCCAACTCATCGCTATCTACTGCATCATCTGCCAAATGTTCATTGTCAATAGAACCTGCCGCATAATGTTCTGAATCAATTTCATCATCGCCTATCATTGCGTTAACAACTTCACCTGTCCCAATGGATATTGTTACATTACCCGTTGCACCGCTTACATCTATACCACTTCCTGCTACCGCTGTTGATACATAATTTCCTGTTGTTCCAGTACCAAGAGTAATCTGTCCGCCGTTTGCTGAGTCAGCGTGAGTATGAGTAGCGTTTGTAAAACTACCAATCGTTGGTGTGGTTAAAGTTTTATTTGTAAGTGTGTCGGTTGAACTAATAGTTACTAGATTAACTTCTGCATCTTTCAATCCACCTATCCATCGATCTTCACTAACATCCCAAAGTAATGAACCAGTTTCTGCCGTATCTTCATCTCTAATATAAAAACCACCATCACCTGCTGCCGCACCGGCATTTAATTCTATAATTCTATCCCCGATATCAAGCTGTGAAGAACTAATAAAAGTTGTAGTTCCCATAACATCTAATGAACCAGCAATAGTTAACTTACCATCTGCTAATGTCATCAAGTCTGTATCAGAAGTATGTCCAATTGTTGTACCATTAACGATTACACTATCTACAGTAAGTGTCGTTAATGTCCCAAGACTTGTTATATTGGGTTGAGTTGCTTGAGTTGTTGCTGTATTCGGTGCTAAACCAGCTATTGTAGATACCGCTCCTGCAGTTAAACCTGCTGCGGTTCCTGTTAAGTTTGTTGCTACACCACTTGCTGGTGTTCCCAACGCTGGTGTTACTAATGTGGGTGAAGTTGCAAAAACTGCTACACCGGTTCCTGTTTCATCAGAAAGAATACCGCGTAATTGTGCAGATGTAGTTGCTGCCATAACCGATAAATTATTTGAAGTATAAACTCCACTAGTTACTGTATCTGCGTTCCCTGTTAATGCACCTATAAATCCAGTTGCAGTTATTTTTCCGGTTGACGGATTATATGTTAAAGTTCCATCTGATTCTAATCCAATATTTCCACCATCTACATCACCAGCTGAAGTAAATATAATTGCGTTATCTTCGTTTGTAGATTCATTATCAGAAATGGTTACTGTTGTTGCTACAGCTGCAGTTGTTGCGTTTGTTACTGTAACTCCTGCAATAACTGTATTTAAAGCCGATCCGCCAACAGTAATTGCATCGGCTTCTAATGTCCCATCGACATCAACATCAACTGAAACATCTAATGAACCTGTCAAGGATAACAAAGTTCCATCAAATGTAGCGTTTGCTTCTCCGTTAACTGTAGATGAATCGACAGAAGATACTAATCTATTATTACCAGAATTTGTATATGAAGCAATTGCTGCTGAAGTTAAATTTGTTATTCCACCACCATCGCCTACTAAGTGACCAAAAGAACCTGTTGAAGCTCCAGAACCACTAACAGAACCATCAGACTGTATACTAAAATTACTACCTGTTGCGGTAAAGGATCCTGAAACACCTAAACTACCTGTAACAAATTGACCGGCTATATTACCAGTTAAATCTAAAGTTGAATTTCCAGCAGTATGTAAATAAACTAATTTATACGTTGCTGTATCATAAAATTGAATATCGTTGTATGATGCACCTATATTACCAGCAGTTAATGTTGGTACAGTTGAACCATAATGAAGACGACCGACAACGAAACCACTCGCATTTGCTCCATCACCTATATGAACAATTGGAGTTCCGGAAAAAAATGATCCTGTTGATACTCCAATTTCTGCAGCATTAAGCGTCTTAGTCTTAAGCTGTTCTGGGGTTCCTCGTCTATGTTTTATAATCTGAGCCATTTAAAATCTCCAATAATGCGCACACATTTGTTAATAAATACTACTTTTATTCAAAACCATCGCCTAAATCTATTACCGTATCCGCGCTTTGGGTGGTCCATGTACCCAATCCTTCTATCTTTAATTTTGCTTCTTCTGTTATTCCTTGAAGAGCGCCATCAACAAGTTTAACACTGCTAGAAACTATATGTGGTTTATCTAATTCCAGTTGATGAAAGACTGCAGATCCGCAAACAACTAAACCACCTACTTCTAACGCACCGTTAATTTCATTTGTAAAAAATTTATCCAATCCTTCATCTGATTTTAACCCAGTAACTACCATAGTATCAAATACGGGATCAGGATTATACCAATTTACCGTATTTTCTGTTACACCGGTGGGAGGTGGGATTTCAATATTACTACCTGTTACCGATAAACCACTACCGCTAACAGATAAATATAAACTATTTTTAGGGCCGGATGCCATCTAATTGTTTCCTTTAGTTAAATGCGTCGCCACCTAAATCAATAATATTTGAGTCCGCTACGTTTGAAAAAATACCCAATCCTGCAATTTCTAATTTTGCACTATGAGTTGCTTCACCTATAATTGCATCTCCGATTTCCATTGCTCCAGAAACTATCATTGCTGCGGAACCAGAATCCAATTGTCTAAATATTGTCTGGCCATTTACTATCATAGATCCACTAACCGTCATTGATCCAGAAACATTAAATGATTCAATAGTAATATTATCACCAACTTCTATAGCACTAGCCGTAACCGTATTAAATGTTACATTATCATCAAGTTTTATTGTATCTATTACTTCACTGTAACCATTGTACTGAATAAATTCATTTCCACTAGCAAACGATACATTTTGACCTGCTATTATTTTAAGGTTTTCAAATTGTCCACTAGTTCGTGTAACACCGCCAGTGTTTACTGTTGATAATACCCTAACTGTTTTAACACCCTCTGTATCTATATCAGTTATTGGTAAAATGCTTAATTCACTTTCATTTTCTACGGTAATTTGTTTTGGTGTTATAAATTTTTCAGTATTAACAGGATTAAACTGTTCGGGTAACAAATATCCTCTAAGGGTTACCGAAAATGTAGTTTTTATATTTCTCCGGTCATTCTCATACTCACTGCCATCTTCAAAACTATCAATGGTAGTTCTAAATCTAAATTTTCCTGGTTCTCCCCAATAAGAACCTTCAGCCCAATTAATCTTTTCAACAACAGAATTCATTTGATCTGTAAAACTAGTCCAGACTGTAAAATCGTAACTTAATACCATATAATCAGGAACTGAAACTGCATACATTTCCTTCTTTGGAATAATTCCTTTAAGAGCAGATAATTTATCATATCTGTTTTCTCTAGTATACTGTGACTGAAATGTTTGAAAAAGTTTTGGAGATTGTGGATCTAACTTATCTACTGGAATTGATTCATCCTTAGTCATAGATGTACGTTTAAACGCAATTGCCGGAGCCATTATTTTTCTTTTACGATCTCGTATGTAACCCTGTCGTTGTATAGCAGCCCATCGTTCTGGATTTGCATAAATAACTGGAACCTTTACTTGTTCTCCATGCTCTACTATAGTGGGCTTTATTACATTTTCAAAATAATAAAATATAGCTGAATCAATATCTAATAAACCGACCGAAAGATTTTTTGTCGTATCTGATGCTCTAGAAACTTCACGACCTCTATTTCTCTTTTCTGCTTCCGTTTGTCTATTTTTTGGTGTTTTCTTTGCCATTACTGTGCTCTAGTTCTTTCAACGTTTAATCTAGTAACTTCTGTTAAATAAGCCGTTGCTATTACAGAGTGATTTTGATCAAACATTCCTCCAACAAGTTGATTTTCGTTAACTGCATTAATTGCCCAATAAGCATAATTCCATTCTAAATAATCCCCAATATCAACTATAACATCCGAATCTATTAATGATTGTCTTAAAAAACCAAACGTTGCATTTTGGTTTAAATCTGGACCGAATTCAGTTTGTTCAAAATCAAAATCTTCAGCTTCAATAGTACAAGCTAATTTAATTCCCTTACTCCAAGCCTTTCCACTAGAAGCTTCTCCATAAAGGTTTGTTTCAGTTTCGTATGCATCTACCTTGTAGAGATGTACAATTTGATTTATTATACCATCTTTACTGGTTTTTGGGTCCCCCAATACTTCCTTATTTACGGTATCGAAAAAGTCTAAATCCCTGTTCCGTATAAATCTTCCAGCCATTGAGTTATCCTATATAAATGCTAAGCGGTACTTTACTCAGTTTCTCCTGTAAACGTGCACCTTCTTCGCTATCAGCTTCCATCATTATCCTTCTGCTGGTTTGTTCTAATGTTTCTCTAAGCTCTGCAATTAAAGCTTCTTTTTCCGTGGTAGCTTCACTACGTAAAGTTTCGCCATCCATGTTAATTTCTGAATTTGGAATGGGAACTGATCCAAATTTACTCCTAATATTACCTAGAAGTTCTTTGCACAATGCCAATCCATATTTTCTGATCCACTGTTTTCCTACATCATTAATAAACTTATATTGCATATTATCATACGGAACATTGGAAAAATCCGAAATAACATCAGCAGATCCACTATAATTTGCTTGTGTTGAATTGTCTCTATCTGAAACAACAATATAATCAAACCATAATTTATAATCGCTTAATGGTATTGGAAACAATTTTAATTTATTATTAATAAGAGTAAAAGAATACGCTGATTTTCTAATTTGATCATTAAATTCTATTGCTTGTAATCTAAGTAAATCTTCGAAAACTGGCATTAAAACAAATGATGTAGCCGGAGAAAATTGACCAAATCCAAACCCTTCTACAAAATTTGCTGTTCCATAACCCGTAGTTGAATACGGATCATAATATTTGTTAACCGCTGGTTTTGCTTCATGAAAAATTTTCTTAATTTCAATTGCTTCTCCAGAATGAGATACACTAGCATACAATGCATTTAGATCGTAATCTTGACTTCCACTAACAACATCTATACTTCCTTTTTGCCAATCTACAAATCCACCTACACCAACTTCAGCACCATATTGCTGACTAATATTAATAACATTTCCTAAATTTGGTGTTATTCTCTTGTGTGTAAAATCATTAGTTGACCCGGTAACTTGACCTTTTAGATGAAGTAAATTATCCCTAATATTAAATTGGTTTACCTGAGCACTATATTCTGATACAGCTTCTTCAAAGCATGCATAAAAAGATCCGGATTGTAATTCTACATCTACAATCGGATACCCTAATCGTCTTCCGGACCAATCTGCAAATTTATCTGCAGAAGATGTGAATTCACTATCGGCATCATAAAAACCGTAAGGTGTTTGACCAGAAGAAAATGTGCTACTTCCTTGCCATATTGTTACAGCCATTTTATTCTCCAAGCTATGTACATATTTACTCTGTAATAAATATCATAAACCCGAACTTGTAACCGCTAAAATAAAAAAGGGGCTCAAAAGAGCCCCTTTAATACTGATACAAATATAAAGCCTAAATTAGACGTTATCTGTATGTGCGACGTTGATCAGGCCGTAAAATTCATTACGAACCATTTTCTTAGCGTAGCGAGTCATCACGCCTCTACGAGGAGTGAAGTTAGTTGGATCATAAACAACTGGTGTTAAGATCAACGGAACATACGGAGCATATACAGCACCTGTTTCTAGGAACTGTGCGCCTCTGAATCCAGCCAAGATTTGATCATCTTGTAAATAAGGATTCTTGAACACGTTGAAACGGTTGTTTAACATACCAACTTTTTGAACGCCCATAGCGTATGATTTGGTCACATCACCATCTGAATCTGTAGCAAATCCAGGAATTGACTCAAGAACAGTAGCAACTTCAGGTGATACCACGATGAAGTTTGCGCCACCACGTAGAGTTTTCTTGTGGATTGCGTTAGAAACGGATTGTATTTTGTTACCAAGTGTTTGATACCAATCGCCTTTTGTGTAGGCATTTGATGCACCTGATAATTCAGTGTATTCACCACCGGAATATTCATATCCAACGCGTGCGGACCAGTTTTCGGTCTTAGCAGATGCGTTAGATTTTAACATATCGATGATTTCCAAATCGATCTCCATGGTTACATACTCAGAAAGCATTGCAGTCAATTCTGCTTCAGCATCGACAGCATGATAAGCGTTAAGATCTTGAGCAAGCTCAGGAGTCCATACAGCTTTCAACTTACGAGTCTTAGCAGTGATTGCGATTGAACGCATCTGGATGTCAACTTCAGGAATACCAGCATTAGATTCTTCAGGATTAGATCCTTCTGAAGCAAATGTAGTTTCGAAGTCACCACGTGAGGTGTCAGATGGAGCTACGTGATACGCAATATTAACGACGTCTGCCAATGGAGTATCTTTACCAATCGAACCTGATACGATCATTGATACGGTAGTACCACTAATTGTAGTGAACGCTGGGTAATGAGCTCTAATCTTTGCAGCCGCTGAACCGGACATTATAGCCCATGCTTTCGCACCGTCTATATCGCCATCAGTTGGTGCAGTAAAGGAAATCTTAGTAAGAGATCCTGCTGCAGCCGAAGCTGAAAGGTTTGCATCGAAATGTACGTCAGCTACAGAAGCGGTTGCAGAGTTTGCATCCGAAACTGCTACTGAAGCAACTGAGTCGTTTATTGAGTAACCCCATTTACCGGCACCGTAAAGACCGCCGGAAGGGTCGCCAGAGCTAGAAGTATCGCCATACAAGTCACTTGCTTTGGCATGATTATTTTCACCCTGTTGTGTTGAACCATATTTGAAGTCTAAGTAAAAAATTAGACCAGATGGTAGGTTCATAGGTTGTACAGAAACAAATTCCTGTGCAGATAGTTCAGCAAAGATCCTACGAACTAATGGAAGGGCAACGCCACTCCATTGTTCTTGGTTTGCTGAAGTTCCCACTTGAGAAGCTTCATCAATTAACTGCTTCGCTTGGTTTTCCAAGAGAACAGCCATTCCAGGAGCTTCTTTTTCGTCTTTAAGTCCTTCGAGTAGGCCTGTTGGCTCCCACTTGTTGACCAATTTACGTGAGGAATCTAAAAGCACATTATGCGGATTGTACCCACCCATTACATCTTTGATTTCTTTGTTAAAAGACATTGAGTTTCTCCAATTAAATAATGTTTGCTAATTTCTTCATACGAGCTTTAAAGTCTGTTTGCTCGCCGATGATAGGTCGTTTAGAAGTGGTTGATTTAATAGGCTTAGAAGCAGCAGATTTACGTCTAGCAGATTCATTCATCGATTTACGTTTCATTGACTCAGCGAATGTAGTATAAACAAGTTTAACTTCACGTACGTTAGTAGTGCGATCAAACTGTTCAATTACTTTCATTTTTTGAGCTTCAGTTACGTTACGACTTCTGAATAGCTTATTCGTATAAAGTAGCTTTGCATTCAAAAGATTTACCTCTGAAAGTTTATCTTTCAGATACATCACAGTTTGCTTGTACTCTTCGAGTTCAGCAGCTGGATCTTCAGGTTCATCTTCTTCAGCAACAGGCTCTTCATCTTCGTCTTCCATACCTTCTTCTTCGGAAAGTGCTTTGATGATTTCATCCAAGTCAAGATCCTCGTCTTCATCAGCATATTCTGCTGCTGGAGCTTCCGGAGCTTCTGGAACTTCTTCATCTTCTGCTGGCATTTCTGGTTCCGGAATTTCTTCCTCGCCTTCTTCATCTTCCATGCCCATTTCCTGTTCGAGTTGTCTGAGGACTTCTTCTAGATCTGGATCTTCATCCTCATCATCCATTGCGGGTTCATCTTGTTCACCCATTGGTTGATCAGGAGCTTTTTCAGCATCTTCGTCTTCCATGCCCATTTCTTGATTTTCGCCCATGGCTTGATCAACTTTTTCGGCATCTTCATCTTCCATACCAGCTTCAGCTGGAGCGCCTTCTTCTTCAGGACCTTGAGCATCTGCTTCAGAAGCAGCGGCTTCAGGTTCTTTATTGTCAGCGGCACCTATTTCAGAAGAATCCATTTCCTCTTCTATCTCATCACCTTCTTCTTCATCCTGTTCTTCAACAGAACTATCACCGTCTTCCTCATCGTCGCCTTCCATTTCAGCTTGAAGCTTTTTAGAAAGCATTGATTTCAGATGTGGAGTAAAGGCCTCTTCGAGAGCTAATTTAGCATTCGCTAGCGCGGTTTCGCGTACTGCTTTTGCGTCAGCGATTGCTTCCTGGATTAATTTATCCATATTAATTCTCCTTATAAGAGATTTTACATTGTAAAGTTATTGGGAACTTTAATCGGTTGATTAATTTCGAAACACTCAACGAATGTGAGTGCATTATTATTTTTAATAAATATACTTAATATATTCTAAAGTGCGGCTTTTTTTGATTTAATCCTGGCGCGCACCAGACCACGAGCTTTTCGCTCTCTTTTTATAGCTGAGGGTTTTTCATAAAACTGACGCTGCTGTACTTCATGTAGTATACCAGCATCTTTTACTTTTTTCTTAAATTTTTTGAGAGCTAATTCAAACTTATTATTTATAACCTTAACGTATATTGCCATCTAGTCCTCTTCGTTCAATTCTCTTATTTCAAAATACCGATTTAAGATTCCACCCATATCTTCGTACAAAGCGGCCATTCTATCTTGAAGTGATTGAGCTTCATTTGCAATTTTCTGAAATCCGCCGGCCTGTTTTTTAAGATCATTCATATTACGTTGAACAGTTACCTTATCAAACCAATCAGCTGTTTCATCTACAACATGTTTTTGTGCTGACTTAGAAATTTCAACAAACATGTTTGCAACTTCTGCTAAATTATGTTTTTTGTAAATAGATGGACCATAGCTTCCAAAATTATGAACCTTTTCAATTAAGTCTTCTCTAGTCATTAATCTTTCATCTTCTTCTTTTGCTACTAAATTTTTAGCAATAGATAATAGCTGTGTACTATTCATTTTTTTACCAACTTTAGATTCAAAATTATGAATTGGTTTAAGTGTTACTAATCCACCTATTGTTTCGTCTAATAATTCTTTTAGTTTCATAGATTTTTCTTTTTTGGCCATCTTATTTTCCTGTTAAAATGTTTTGTATGTCGTATTCGACCATTGCCCATTTGCTAGAACTAGAAGAAATTTTCCTATTTGATTTTCCTTCTGATATTGGACTGAGAAATGCGCCGTGTGTAGACGGATTAGATACGAAGTCAAACGCAATTAATTCAAAATCCCCTTGAACTTCATCACCCTTTGATTCTTGTTTAATAGATCCCAAACCTCTTGAGCTAATACCTAATTTTATACCGCTTTTAAATAGTTCCTTTAATATATTACCAGCAGGAGTACTCAATACTTCAACAGTACCAACTAAGTCATTTCCGCCCCAATGCATTTCTAATATATTGTGAGATACATTTTGAAGATTGACAACTGAACTATCCGGATGATCTAATTCACCCATAGCTCTACGCTGTTTGATAAATTCACTGGTATATTTTTTTGCTTCTCTAACTAAAATATCCTTTGGATAAACTCTACCATTTTGATTCTGAGACTCAGCTCTTTGTAAAACTCCCTTTACAATTAATCTACCATTATTGCTTGAAATGGATTCATTTATTTGTTCTGGAGTTACTTCAAATGGGATTATATCTACTAATAATGCTTTATTCATTATACTAGTTCCTTAACTTTTGTTGAGAGTCTAAGTAATCGTTCTGATATTCTGTTTAAGGCCGTCTTTGTTCGTTTCATATAGTCAGCAGATTCAAATTTCATTTCATTTTTCAATTTAATATTGTATTTTACGGCTCTTTCTATCATGTAAATACTGTCTCTAATATTCGACATAGACTTAGCTAATTTTTGTTTAGTCGTATAATTTTCATCGTTACGATAGTGCCAATAATTTTCCTTTACTACTTCCATACCATCAGAAAGTTTTAAATCGTCTTCATCTTTATCACCAAACGCATTAGGTGTTTGGTATCCAGGAATATTACCAGTTACGCTAGCTTCTTCTAGCTCTTTCTTAATAAGTTCTCTAATATATTCTCTAAGATCTGACTGCATGCTTAACATCCTCTAAGAGCTGATAGAATCTCATTAATTTTAATACATTGTCAGTAATTTTCCCCTTAGACGTGTCAACTTCTTCAATCAATTTAATACATTCTCTAATCTTTATCTTGACTACTTTATTGCCTATTTTTGGAAATACCTTTTTTAAACTATGAGATATTAATTTGAACTTAGATTCCATAAACTCATTCAATCCATTAGTATTTGATATATTGTTTATGAATTCCTTTAAAACATTCTTTTGTTCAGGTAACAAGCTCTTATATTTGTTATTGAACTTTTCAACTAAGATTTTATAAGCTAAGGAACGCAAATCTTTGTTTTCCTTTCTCATTTTATCCAATAACTGTGCTTCTTTTTTCTCAACCTTTCTAGTAATATGTTCTACAATCGTAAAATGATTTTTAGAATTAACTGCGGGGTTAGAATAATCCTCATGCAAAACATTATTAATAGCGGCTAAGAGTCTATAATTCGAAACGTGAGACTTAAAAAAATCGTTTATATCAAAATTTTCTTTTATTTGTTTAATAAGTTCGTATTTCTCTCTTTGGAGTTTTTTACGATCAATTACTTTATTATAAGCTTTAATTGTAGTTTCAACTAAATGATGTGCTCGATCCTTATCGGCATATTTTGCTTCTATTATAACATTAAAAAGCTGATTTTCCTTGAAAAGCTGTGATTTTTTATTAAAATTCTTTTTTAAAATGTTAATCGCAGAAGACTTGCTTTCTTTATTAAGAATATCCGCCGTTATTTGTCGGGTAATAAGCTCGAATAAGAGCCCCGTATTTCTGTACTTCGAATGTTTCAAATTTAACCCCTTAGCTAAGTTTATTCGTTAATAAATATTATGCTAGAAGAAAATTAAAGCTTTTCTTTTGAACCGTTTAATTCAGATTCAATATCTTCGACTTCGTTAATCATTTGTTTTTCTTTTTCACCATAATGCTTTTTCAATGCATTGTAATGCGAAAGAGCCAACGGACTTTTCCTATATGTGTGTTTCGTAGATCTATCTGCATCTAGTGCATGCGTATAATCATATTTTCCTAAAGCATCTCGGACACCTAATGTTTCTCTATCTTCTGTTTCTCTATCCGTTTTTTCATCATCTTCATCTTCATCATCTTCGTGATCAGGTTTATGAGAATCCTGTTTCAATTGTCCTTCCTGTGCAGGTTGGGCCGGATCTGATCCTTCATTTTCTATACTATTTAGTCTATATGCATCTTTTTTATCATCAACAACTTGTTTGCCAATAGTTTCCACATCTTCATCAGTAAAATTAAAAACGTTATCATATATCCACTGTTTAGATACTAAAGCTTCAGCTTTCATATCTCTTGCAATTGAATTTTTCTTTTCCCAAAGATCTAACCTTTCTTGTTCGTATATGGTAGAAGGATTAGTAAGTTCTAAATCAAAATCTACTAATGCAGCGTCTGTATATCCTTGAGAATACAAATGAGCAACCGCTATTTTAGTAAGTTCACTTACAACAATTCTTTGAATTCTTTCAATTGTTCTTGCAAATCTAACATCTTCTGCAGCTAATGTAGCCTTAGATCCAACTTGTTCTTCATACCCTAAGAATGCTTTTGGAATTTTAAGAGAAGCCAATAATTTATTTCTCAAATATTCAATATCTTCTACTGCTTCGTACGTTAATCCTGGAAGAGATTCTATACCGGTGCCACTATCACCACCACGAACTGGTAAATAAAAATCTTCAGTAAGGTTTTGCATATTATATTTTAAATTGTATTCACCTGTATTCTCATCAACAACTGGCGCTTTTTTCATCTTATCGATGATTCTTTTCATATAATTATCAACTTCACCTGGAGGTAAATTACCAATATCAACCTTAAACACTCTCTTTTCCGGTGCTCTCATAATTCTATGAATCAACATAGCATCTTCCATAAGTTGTAATTGTTTCCAAACTCGTCTGCCACCCTCAATCATACTTTTTCCGTATGGAATGTAATTGGAGTCCGATAGTAACCTAAAGTGTGCCATTTCAAAATTCTCTATTTCGTTTCTACTCGGATTACCGGCTACGTTTCTAGGATCTGTAGCGTCCAATACAAATTTTACATCATTAGGACTTTCAGGATCCCATCCCTCAATTCTTGATACGTCGTATGGAGAAAGTGGCATTACATTAATAACACCATATCCTTCTGCTACTTCCATGTGCAAGAAGAAATCACCGTACTTAACCATATTTCTAACCCATGGCCATAGATTAAATTCTATGTTTAAAATATCGTAAAATAAATTGTGTAATATTTCTGCAATTTGAGTATTATTTGATTTTATTTCCAATACGTTTCCGTATTCAGATTTCATTGTCGACTCATCTGCATATACATCCATTGCTGAAGATATAATTGCATCATCATCCATCGCTTCATAATCCCGAAACAGTGCAACTCTCTGAGCTTTAGCCAATTCTCCAGAATAACCCATATATCCACCATAACCAGATTGAGTAGTGTATAGTTTAGTATACCGATCCATTAGGGTTTTTGATCCTGCCTGAATATTATCAGTATCAACAATTTTTAACTTTCTACCTCCAACGTTTCTTACTATAACGTTAGATGAAAATAGTCTTCTTATTCGATCGTAAAATGTATCATTTTTTGCCATATTATATTAACCAAGTTAGTGATTCTTTGTGGTCTCCTACAGGTTGTTTCCAACCGTAATCGTTTTCATCTTCAACAGTATAAATTCCAGAGCTAGAATCCATTTTGTCCATGGCGTCTCTAGTAACTCTCAAATTTTCTTCATGAAGTCTTAATGCCGTTTCTCTGATCCATAGTCCAATTGCCATGCTCATGACCAGATCGTCATTGTATCCTTTTAAAGCTTCTGCCTTACCATTATTAAATATAAATACAAATAATTCATCTACAAGTCTAATAGAATTAATTTTAACTGATCTATCTCTAAGAAACTTAGATAAGTTTTCTATCATTAATGGTCTACTCTTCATAGAAGTTGTAAAACCTGGAACCATCATTCTATTTTCACCACGGTATTTGTTTGTATATTGTGTCTTTGAATCGACATACTTTAAATCTTTTTTCATCCAAAATAAATTTTTGTATTCTCTATCAATTAATGTTTGTAATACTGCCCATCCAACATTGTTATTCTCAACAACTAATAGTGCATCATTATATTCTGTTGCTACTGACATTAAAATAGTAGAATATCTTGTTGTATCTTCTTTAGATCTGTATTCTGCAACCTGTTCCATAGTTTCCAAATCCAATACATGAAAAGCAGAATAATCAACTCCATCTCCGCGAGCAACGTCAGCTGATATTAAATATTTTTTGCTAGCTTCTGGATTTTTCCATACCCAAAAATCATCACTATATCTTTTTTCCATAGGTTCACAAACTGTTTTATCCTGAATTTCCTTTATTAATGTACCTGGAATTACAGATTGTCCAGAACTTATAAAATCACAATCACACTCTTGAGCTGCCATATCTGGACCTAACAATTTATCTTGATCATTTCGCCACTCTTGTCCACGATTTGGATGAACTGTCCAGTGTAACTTAATAAAATTGAAATTATTAATTCCTTCTTCTGCATCTGTCCATGTTTTATGAAACCAGTTTCCCATACCATTTGGAGTAGACAGTGCAATACACTTACCGCCAGTTGCCAGCGTCTGTTGTGATGCGGTCCATATTTCATCTATATTTTTAATAAATGCTGCCTCATCAATTATCAAAAGTGACAGTGCTTCAGATCTACTAGCTTCTCCTGTTGAAGAAACTGCCTTTATTTGGGAACCATTATTATATCTTAATGATAATTTATTATCTTCAATACATCCTTGTTTCAACCATGTTGGTAATTCTTTATGCATAACCCTAACTTTAGTAACAAGATTTTTTGCTACATCTTGTTTGGTAGCAATTACAAGTATGTTTTTATCGGCATGAAAATTCATTAACCATAAAGAATATCCTGCGGATAAGGTAGAAAGACCCAATTGTCTAGCCTTTAATATCACATTATAATCGTTGTTTTTAAAGTCACCAAGAGTTCGTTCTTGAAATGAATATAAATCAAACTTTATTTTTCCCTTTACTGGATGCTGAATTGTGCAGTATTCCTTCATAAAGTATGCCGGATCTAAAGCGCACTTAATATATTCTTCTTTAATCTTTTGTTTTATTTGTTTATTAGACATTTAATTCAATTTCTAATTCTTCTAAAATTTTATCTACATTTGATAACGTATTATCTAAATTTTCTAAAGCATCTCTTGCTTCTTCTTTCATTTGTTCTGGTACTTTATGTTTGTCAATATGAACAAAACCACTATCAACATTTACAGGTTCAACTATTTCTAAATCTCCATTATCTAACCAATTCTTAATAGAATCAACCTGATCTAATATTGCAGATCTACGATTTTGATAATACTTTTTCTTTTCCCATAATTCATATTTTCCAGTTGTTCTAAGTTCATGCTCAAGTTGTTGTTGACAATCAAAACAGTGTCCGAACAATTTCCACATTTTATCGTCTAAGCTGCTTTTCATTACCTTTTTACACTCTGAACAAAACCAAGGCATACGAACTTCTGACATTATCTTAGTAAGCTCGGACTCGATATTACCCTTAGGTTTTTTTGTTTCATTATTCATGCTAACAAAAATCTTTTTTTCTGGTTCTTTACCAGTTAACAAATCTCTTAAATATCTATCTTCTTGATTCATAACCTATCTCGCAAACTTCATTAGTCCAGTAATCTGATTTATTGGAGCAAAAAAGCCGGTAAATTTATATGTCTTTCCCTTAAACTTGAAAACTAAACCCTCTGAAGGAACAAGTTTATCTAAATCACCCATGGCCGCTATCTTATTAAGCTGGGTTTTTAATTTAGACAAAGATGAAGGATTTTTAGTTTTTCTTATAGCTTTTGCCGCTTTATCTAAATCTTTACGTAAATTTTGAACAGTTTGATCTGGATTTGGTGCTATCCAATTACTAACATTAGACAATATTTCTGCACCCAATTCAAAGAATAATGCTTCAAAGGGTTTCATATTAGCCTTTAACATTTTTTCATGATCTAACTTTTCAGTTGTTTTAACCCAATCAACAAACTCAGGGTGTTCTTCCTTTAACTTGTTAATTTCAGTCATCTTATATGATTTGTCTCTAAATGCCCATCTTTTCATAAGTGAATATAATATATCATCTGTTATATTTGCAAAATCTGTAGAATTGGCGCCTGCTAAGATATATTCAAGCCAAAACATTTGGTGATAAATTGAAACCTCATCTGTATCCTTCAATTTATATATATTCTTGAGATTGTTCAAAGCGCTAAAAAACTTTGATCTAAGCTTAGCATAATCCTTGGACTTCGTTACGTTTAAAACATTTGGACCACCAAACGAGAATTTAGATTCAATATTCTTATTTATTTTGTTTATTGCTGCGGCAATCTTTGTACCACCATCTTTTACTTCACCCTTTGGAACCCAGTTTTCATCATATTTTAAAATTCCGTGAAATATTAATTGTGCACCAGCATCATAATCTATAACGTTCTTAGTAGACGGGTAAATTATTTCTAGATTTGCCCAGTTTTTACCATTATCAAAGAACGATAATTGATCTTTCTTGTTTAGTTTTTCCAATACTGCTTTTAAATCTTGCATAGAATAAACAAATGCATCTCTAACATTTGGTATGTGATGTTTGAATTTGTTTTCTACGTCTTTAAGGGACATTCCTCCACTTTTTAAATTTCCCTTATTTCTAGCGGCTCGTGCTTTACCGTTTATAACCGATATCATAATATTTTGACCGTCTAGTTTTTCAGTTGCTGATACTTCTTTGCTTAACTCTCCCTGTAACCCTTGATCTATTATGGATTTTAAATCTCCAAAAGTTAGACCGTAATCATCAAACGGGTGTGCCATGTGACCATAAGCTCCTCCCATAAGTAATAACTCCTTTTTTCTTATAACCTGTTCTTTAAATGCTGAAGTAAATAAATCAAATATTTTTTGATCAAAATACCCAAACATTTTCTTAAAAAATTTCTTTTTAATGTCTACATCATATTTTTCTGAACCCAATAATTTTCTCATTGTAGTTCCACTTATTTCTTGACCTCCTACTCGTACTGAAATATGCGGGGCTTTTAATGTATATCCATGCTTTTTAAATCCAGCTAAACGCATATAATTTTTTTTGTATGGTTTAAAATAAGAACCGCCCGTTAAACGTCCTTCATCCTTTTCTCCAAGTGCAAACACAATAGCCGTTGTATCTTCATCATACTTCTTCATTATCCCCTTTGGAATGTACGGTTGTTTTTCCATTTTAATTGCTGATCCGTTAATTCCCATTTTCTGCATGTGTTTTTTCTTTTCACCAAAACTCATAGGATGTCTACTACCGCCCGTCTTATTGCTAGTTGCTATAAAAACGTCATCAAACCTCTTCTTTAAATGATCATATACTTCTTTGTGATGAGGACCAAATGGTTGAAACCTTCCTGGATAAACTGCAATTATTTTTTTAATACCTGGTGCCTCAATAGAGCTTGCTTCTTTGACTTCGCTCTTACTTTTAGAAAATTCAATTGCTTTTAACTGAGCCATTGCTTTTTTCTTGGACGAATGTGTACCTAAACGGGTTCCGCCCTTCTTTGGATAAACAACATATTCTCCATCAACTTTCTTTATAGTTTCTTTCAATGATACTATAATGCACTCATTTAATTTACCGTGCATAGAACCAAGACCAGCGCCTTCTGGTACTTCACCGGTTGGAATTATTACAACTTTACTCTTACGTTCCTTACCTATGCCCATCCACTTAATAATCTCCCATCCTAATTCCTTAATTATCTTTTCCATTTCTTTCATATACTTTTTATCGCCGCCATCAAGAGTAGAGTCGCCCGTCTGTATTGTACCACCGTAAGAAACAGTATCTGCTCTACCTTTCATTCCGGAACCATCATCTATCATCATTCCTAATTGATAGTATGGATCTTCTGCCTTATCTGATAAAATATAATCTACAACTGGCCAGCCCATTACTTTAGCTGCCTTTGATTTTGAAATTTTCTTATAATCAGAAAAACCTGAAAAGTAATCGTATAGTCCTTCATCTGAATAGACGCCTTGTACTTGACTACTCTCCTTTAGAATTTTAGTCTCGTACAAAAATTGTTCAATAGTATCATCATCTAATACTACAGAGTTTTCTCCGTACATTACATCGTAAGCTAATCGTTTTGAAAATTTAGACATAGTTTCCTATCTACCCTTAATATACACAATAAAAACGTAAAAGTACATGCTTTTTTTAATTTTTTTACACCTCTAAGCTACGCTTAAACCAGCCAAAATAAAATTTAGCCAGGTCTGGCTTTCTTTCAATTAGAGTGACGTAATATTTTACCCTGTACGCCCTTACTCTTTGTAATTCAACATTCTGCAATGCGCCAATAGTCTTGGGTCCCATGCCGCCATCTACTTTCAATCCTGCACCCTTAGCGTTAGCCGTTTCTTGCATAATCTTGGTCGCACGACTTCTTCCCATATTGACACACATATCAAAATAAACGTGTCTAAGTTCATCAGGAAGATCTTCACAATGATTTCTATCCCAATAATCTCTTCTATAAATATCCTTAGCCGCATCTTCCGTGAGGTTTTTGATGTCTACATTTGGATACGCTCGTTTAGAAACACCAAAATTAGTCTCACCACCCGGATCTTTAGGGTCATTTACATAACCACCTTCGTGATGTAGAACTACGTCTATTATTTCATCAAAAGTTATTTTCATTTTATTCTCCTATTGTATATAAATATTACTTTTTATTGTGAACAGCTACACCATTAACAAAATAAATATCATCATCTTCTACGTCCAAATCCCATGTTGGTATACCTTTATTATCAGATCCCATATCCCATTCTTCTTCAAGAGCCACAATCGTCGCATCTACTGTAGAACTTCCTGAAACCATAACCATTATATCTCCGATTGCCAATTGATGAACAGTTTTAACCATATCATATATTTGATTTGTATAATCAGGATTATATGATGCAACTGTTCCATCTTTACGAATAAAAGGATGATCTATTGTATGTTCTAATACTTCAATATTTGCCCAACCATTTAAATCGTAACCTCTAACTGAAGTTTTCATCATAGCAGCGCGCATTGGATTTGATCCGCTCATTACTGTAGCCGTACTTAACGTTCCTGAACCGGAACTAAATGAAAGTACAGATTCTCCAATAGAAACGTCTTCAATATTTTTCTCAGTATAATCTGACATCATAATTTTAGAACCAGATTTAAAGCAACTTCCACCAGCAATATCCCAATTAACAGTCCACACAAAAGTAGCATCATCTCTAGCTGGTGTATCGATGTCCATATCAACTTCAATTGAATCATTACCTACCCCGGATATATTATCTTTCCGCATTCTCCAATACGGATTTGAACCAGTTGCTCCTAGAACATCATCGTCACCGGATGCCGCAAGTGTATTCCAATTATCTGGAGAACTATCCGTATTTTCCATCGCAAGTTGCATATTATCAAATGAACCAGCATCTCCATAAATGTAAGTAACACCAGTTAACGTCGCACCATCTGGAGCCGTATACAAAATCCTATAAACATTTGAATATCCTGGACTAGTTGTTACATTTGAAGTTGCTGATTGCCCAGCATCTACGTTACCAATTGTTACCCAACTTCCAGTTGGATTAGTATTAGTCACACCAGCTTTGTCATGATCATACGCATAAAATTCAGTCATTGCATGCGGAGCATCACCGTCCGGTCTATCACCTGAAGCGTTAGCTGTATTAATGGTTCCTTCCGAACCATCAGATAAATTCTTCAATGTTACATTTGAATTTACTGTAGTACCAGCATAATTGTTATCGTCCAACTCATTATACAATTTGTTTAACGATAATTCTCCTGAGGCAGGAACTGCCATTTAATCTCTCCTATTCTGAATAGGAACCTGAGTAAACAACAACGCCAGTTGCATCACTAGAAGCAGTATAAGCAGGTATTGCAGTAAAAAATTCCTTTTCTACAACATACAATTGTGCGTATCTAGTTTCTGATCCAACTTCCATTGCTACCCAATCTCCTTCATTAACCAAGTCCTTTAACGAACCAGTCGCCCAAACATTGTCTGCATCTTCTCCCATGCCTACAAACGTTCCAGCTTGAAGCGTGAATTCTCCAGGAATTCTAACGTCTTTGGATACTGTTGCCATGTTAATTCTCCATTAGATTGTTAATTAATTTATTATATATATTGATAGTTTTTTCATTATTCGGAGAAAATCTATCTAAAATCCGTTCAACCTGATAATCATATAATTCCAAATTATCATCGTGAAATTTTAATGCTTCTATTAATTTATCTTCAGCCATTTCAAAATTCCAATCTTCATAATAATAACCTGCGTCTTTACACATATCAGCATTATGAATTATGGGATAACGTAAATACATAACATCCAAATAATAGTAATTTAGAGGATTTCCCCAATGATGGCTAACTACTACATCTGTATAATCTTTTAAATACTCGTACACTGGAAACCAATCATTTATATACGCTTTTACAGTATCATTTTCCCATACATCACAACTTTCAAAAAATGCTACCAAATTTGGATTATCCTTATAAACCTTCAAATTATTAATAGACAACTGACTTATTAAATCCGGTTCTCGTCTGTATACATTTTCAGCTATTAATGTAGGATACGTAAACGCTTTTAACCAATCCCTATTTGGTTCCATTATAGAAACCCGTTTAGGTATATTAGAAGGTTCGTACGCTGCATCGTCGTAAGAATATCCTATAGAATCCAATCCAGCATCTATAAACTTAGGATCATATAAAAATGGTATAGCTTTACAATTTACCTTATGTAGTGTGTTAATAAAATAATGAGAAATTTTATAATTCTGAGGAATAGTCCATACATCATCGTAGTTTGGATGCATCGATCTATGGAAAGGATGATCAGCAGTTCTTTCAAATAGAATATCTATTATATGAGTTTGATATTTTGCTCCACAATTATAATATACAACTTTAGTCGGACGATCCTCAAACCATTCCAAATCTTTATCATGAATTTCTCCACCAAGAACAAGAAGCAAATCATAATCAAACTTATCTTCAGCTATAATAGCATGATAACTATCTACAGGATAATCGTAAACATTGAAAGAAAATTTCTGTGTACAATCAACTCCCTTAACTGTATTAAGCATAGTAACATCGTGATCGTGACGTAAACACGTAGTCAAATTTACAACATTCTGTAATATTCCAGTAACGTGAGGATGTTCATCATGATCTTCCACGCCGAATGTAACTCCTATTTTCATAAATCCCCCCTAAACGTCAATGAACGCGCCGGTGATTAAACCTGTCACATGCTCATACGACTGTGATAGGTATGAATTATCTCCAGCTTTATCACATGGTATGTGTTCGTAATCTATCTGATCCATCTGCCGAGCTCCTGCAGCACACGAACCACTAGATGCATACACATTTAAATAAACCTTCATCTCTGACTGGTCTCCTCCACGTGGTTGCGAAAAAACCAGATGATCTATTCGTGCATACGCTTGATCATGTGTAGTTCCAAATGAACTTGTAAACGGAAATTGTATTGCCATTATGTTACCTCTTTTATTTTATTAATTTCTTGTTTTAATTCTTCTATTTGTAATTGTTGTTCTTGCATAGCCTGAGATAATAGAGTTACTAATGGACCGTAACTTATATTTCTAAATCCAGCATTATCAATATTAATACTATACGGAATAATATCTTCAACATCTTGAGCTATAAAACCATACTTACGTCCTTTAGGTTGACCGGTCGTATACCCCACTTTACTCTCTTCATCTGTCGATATCGTATCGTGAATTTGTTTCCACTTATACGATACAGCATTTAACTTCAATACCTTTTCTAATGAACCTGATAGTTGGTTAACACTTTCCTTAAGTCTACCATCAGAATACGCAATAACATCTCCAGTAGCACGTATAGTTCCACCAACATCTAGATGATATGTCCAAGTATAACCACCGCTACCTAAGTAATCATTTATCTTAACCATATTAGATCCACTTCTAAAGGTCATACAATAACCGTAGCTAGCTCCATCCGTGCTATCCGTTCCATGAAATCCATAATAACCTGAGGATGTGGCTGAATCATGCAAAGCAGTACCATGGGCAATTTTTATATGATGCTGTGCACTACCTCCACCTGCAGAATCGCTTACATTTGGTCTATTACTCGTACCTAATGAAAATCCTCCTCCAATGTATTGTGATCCAACCCCAGTACCGGTAGCAAAAGTAAGGCTGTGTCCATTACCATCATGACCCCTATACGCCCTAATCGCCGATGATCCTAAAGCTGTGTCGGCATTATTCAGCCATATTTGAGGATTAGCACCAAGGGCTTCTATTAAAATATCACCACTACTATCATTATTAAACTGAATACCAAAATCAGCACCACCTCCGGCCTCCGGTTCGTAAACTGTTAAAGATCCAGAAATAGTTGTTGTACCATCGGACTTAACATGAAATTTAGGATCAGCTACAGTTGGTATATTAATTTCACCACCGCTCATCGTAACAGGAGCTTGTCCGGAAATAGCTAATTTTGCTTCAGAACCTAGGACGGATTGTTGAGTCGCAACAACTTCACTCGCTGCTGCACTCGTTGCTTTGTTTGTAGATATTGTAGCCTGTTGAGTCGCGACTGTTTGAGCCGATTCTGCATCATCTTTAGCGTCTTCCGCATCATCTTTATGAGATTCTGCAGAAGCCTTAGCTACAACAGCTTCAGATTTTGCAACTACAGCCAGATCCTTTGCAACGATACCTTCAGATTTTGCAACTACAGCCAAATCCTTTGCAACGACTGCTGAAGATCTTGCTGTGTCAGCTTGACCCTGATAAGTGTTTGCCTGATCTTTATATCCGCTCGCTTGACCTTGATAACTATTTGCTTGGTCTTTATATCCACTTGCTTGACCCTGATAAGTGTTTGCCTGGTCTTTATATCCACTTGCTTGACCCTGATAAGTGTTTGCCTGGTCTTTATATCCGCCAGACGTCGTAGCTTGTTGAGTAGAAACTACTCCACTTGAAGTTGCTGTTGATGCTGAAGTTGTAGAAGTAGTTGCACTTTGACTTGAAGCCGTGGCTTGCTGAGCGGAAACCACTCCACTTGAAGTTGCCGTAGATGCTTTTGTTACCGCCGTATCTCTCGATGTAGCTGCTGACCCTGAAGCAACAACTGCTGAAGATCTTGCTGTGTCGGCTTGACCTTGATAAGTATTTGCCTGATCTTTGAAGCCTGAAGCTTGTCCTTGATAAGTATTTGCTTGGTCTTTATATCCGCTTGATTGACCCTGATAAGTATTTGCCTGGTCTTTAAAACCCGATGCTTGACCCTGATACGTGTTTGCTTGATCTTTGTACCCACTCGATTGAGATGCACTTTGACCAGAAGCCGTTGCTTGCTGTGTAGAAGTAGTAGCTTGTTGAGAGGAAACAGTTCCACTTGAAGCTGAAGCTGTAGCTTGTTGAGCTGAAACCACTCCACTCGAAGTTGCTGTACTAGCTTTTGTTACTGATGTATCTCTCGATGAAGCTGCCGAACCAGAAGCAACAACTGCTGAAGATCTTGCCGTATCGGCTTGACCTTGATAAGTGTTTGCTTGATCCTTATATCCACTAGATTGTTGTGAATACGTATTTGATTGATCCCTGAATCCGCTAGATTGTGTAGCACTTTGACCAGAAACAGTGGCAGCATTTCCAGAAGTAGTAGCACTTTGACTTGAAGCTGTAGCTTGTTGAGTAGAGGTAGTTGCTTGCTGTGTAGAAACAGTTCCACTTGAAGCTGAAGCTGTAGCTTGTTGAGCTGAAACTACTCCGCTCGAAGTTGCCGT